AGGTTAATCAACAACCTAATTCACGAAATGCGTAAACTTGTAGCGAGTGGTAATAAAGTACCGGACGGTGAGCAGGCCCTGCAAGATTGGGTGACTAAGATGGTTGAGATTATCGGTGAAGAGAACAAAAACAATGAAACCCTTACAAATGGACAAGGCAATTAGAGACGTTATCATTTTATGCGTGCTTTGCGTTACGCTTGGGTGCTTAGTTGGGTTTTATTTTTACGAATATATTTAAGCAATGACCGATATTACTAAATGCACGGGCGAAGGTTGTTCCTTAAAACAAAGGTGCTACCGATTCACCGCCCCAATGGGAACCTATCAATCAATGTTTGTCGAGGTTCCTTTTGCGGATGACAAGTGCGATTATTATTGGGAAACCTTTAACACCAAATGAAAATAGACCACATCGCACACTTCTGGGCTGGGATGGCAATCCTTGCCGTTACGGGTAGCTGGCCAATTCTTATCGCAGCAGCATTCGGCAGAGAATTAAAAGGAATCCTACTCGACGGCCGCAGGGACTACAACGATAGCGTTTGGGACGTTGTGTACACTTTGGTTGGTGGCGTAGCCGCAATGATAGGTAAATTATTCTTTACCTTATGAAAGCCGTATTGGAGTTCACGCTCCCCGACGAGGAGGTTGAATTTATGGAAGCCGTTAACGGAGGGATGTTTAAGCACGTCCTTTGGCAGTTAGACCAAAAGTTGCGCTCTAACTTAAAATACGGAGAACTTCCAGACGTTGAATACAAATGCTACGATACGATACGCAAAGATTTGCATTCGCTACTTAACGCCAATAATCTGACAATAGAATGAAAACCCAAATCCAAGAGCTGATTGCCCTTTATCATTTGCTCGACGAAATCACTCAAATAATCGAATCGGAGAATAGCGGCCTATCCGCAGAGCAAAGATTGAGCGAGATTGAAACCACAATCAAAAACCTTTTTAAGAATGACCCCAGTTGAAGAATTGTTCCGTTTGCTTTGGGATACGCCAAAGGATAAGTTCACTTGGTTTACTATTCGTAAACAAATTATGGAGAAAGAGAAAGAGGTTATTGTTAATGCTTATATAGATGGCTTGGGCCTCGAACCGTATGAGGTCTATTCCAAGCAACAAGCGGAACAATACTACAACGAAAAATTTAACAACGAAAAGTTCTAAAATGAAAGAACAATTTATGCGGATAGCAATGGCTCGCTTACGAGGCGTCTATCCTTTCAAGCCCCAACGCAGAGCAGTTGCCGCAAAGATGTGGGTTAAGTTCTTGGAACGGCAATGAAGAACCACACAAAGGTTTATCTTAAGGCAATGGGGTTATCCCCGGTTGAGTTTATTTGTTGCGAGGTATGCAATCGTAGAGCCGTTGACATACACCATATCGAACCCCGTGGTATGGGAGGCAGTAAACTTATGGACACCCCAGAGAACTTAATGGCCTTATGTCGTGAGTGCCACCACGAAGCCGACTTTGGCGTTGAATTATCCAAGGACTTCTTAAAAGCTGTACACCTAAAAAAGCTCAACAAATGATTCATATCATTACTCCCTGCTCACGCCCGGAGAATCTTTCAACAATCAAGCAAACCATTCCAGAGGATTGCAGTTGGACGGTAGTCGTTGACGAGAAAGCAACAGGCGATTTCCCAAACGGAATTACCTACCTACGTCCCAGCGCAGGAGGCAACTGGGGAAATCCGCTTCGCAATATAGGTATGGAGTTTATATTGGCTCTAAAGGCCAAAAGAGGCGATTACATATACTTTCTCGACGATGATAACATAATCCACCCGGATTGGTACGAAGCCGTTAAAAACGAGTTTTATCCAGTTATCACCTGGGGGCAAGTATTTAAGAATGGCCACCCAAGATTACACCCGACAAAAGAGCCAAGAGTAGGCACAATCGATACCGCCTCGTTTATGGTACGTTGCGATGCAATCGGGGAAGTAAGATTCGGAAACGAATACGAAGCAGATGGATTGTTCGCTCAACAAATGGCTAAGTGGAATGTAAACACGCTCGATGCCTACCTTTGTTACTATAACTATTTGAAATGAAAGTCCTTTGCATTGGTGACCCGGATTCCGGGGTGGTGTACCACCGGATTTACAAGCCCTTCACTCTACTCAAGGAGAAAGGGCTTTTAGATTTTCAGATAATTAACTATAGACATCCAATTCCTGAGGGCGATTGGGAAGGAGTTACTCACGTTATCTTTTCCCGTGCGCTGCCGTTTACCGGAGAATCTTTTTCTAACTTCTTTGCTATCTGTAAAGCGCTGGGCAAGAAGGTTATCATTGATAACGACGATTGGTGGCACCTGGCATTAGACCACCCCTCAAAAGCAACATACGATAAAATAAACTTATCAGGAAGGATTGTAAACTCAATGTACTTCGCAGACGAGGTATGGACTACCCAAAAGTACCTGGCTGATAAGATTAAGAAGGTAAATAGAAACGTACATATTATTCCAAACGGATTAGACCCATCAGACCCGCAATGGCAAATCAGCCGCCAAGAAGCAGACGAGGTACGATTCGGATACGTGGCAGGAATATCCCACCTCCCCGACCTTGTGAAAAACAAGATAGACCTTTCACCGTATCAATCCTATGTTGCCGATATTGGTGGATACCCACAAGCTGCAAAAGCAAGATTCGCATTAGAAACACAATCACCAAACGAATACGGAAAGCTATACCAAGCGTTTGACGTTGCCCTGGCCCCACTTCTCCCAAGTGAGTTTAACCGATGCAAATCAAACTTAAAGATGGTAGAAGCAGGGTTTGCTGGTTGTGCGTTAATTGTAAGTGATGTAGCACCATACGCAAAACACCTAACACAAAAGAACTGTATAGCAGTAAAGCATAACGGGGATTGGAACAAGGCAATTAAATACCTACACGAAAACCCAAACAAAGCTGGGGATATTGCCTTAGCCCTTCACGAGGATATGACCACCAACTTTAATATCCACGACTTTAACGATTTGCGACTGGAGCGTTTGCAGAAGTTGAGTTAATTATTAAAGTAATAAAATGAAATATGCCTAAAGGAAATCCAAACCTCGTTAAAGGTGGCCCGCCTTTGAATCCCGCTGGGCGGCCACAAGGCGCACTCAACAAGTCAACGACCAAGATTCGAGAAGCATTCCAAAAACTTATCGAGGATAACTTGGAGAATATGACTATCTGGTTATCTGACGTAGCAGCAGAAGACCCAAAAGCAGCACTCGACATCCTAAACAAGATGGCAGAGTACACCACGCCCAAGCTGGCACGGGTAGAGAACTCACACGAGGTAGCAGAAGAACTAACTTCAATTAAGGTAGAGATTGTCCGTTCTGGAAATCAAGACAAGTGAACTCTTTGAGAAGAACTACACCGCACCAACACGGATAGTAGTTAATCAGGGAGGTTCAAGAAGTGGTAAGACTTATTCCATATTGCAGATGCTGGTTATCCTGGCGATGCAAGAAAGGGGTAAGGTTATCTCTATTGTGCGTAAGTCGCTTCCGTCGCTTAAAATGACTGCTTACCGGGACTTTATGGAAATCGTAAAGGCAATGGAACTGTACGACGAAAAGAACCATAATAAATCAGACCTTACCTACACGCTTAACGGAAACCTATTCGAGTTCCTTTCGTTAGACCAGCCACAAAAGAAACGGGGAGCAAGACGTGATTACCTATTCTGCAACGAGGCAAACGAACTAACCTGGGAGGACTTCTTTCAGCTATTGGTTCGTACCACCGGTAAGATATGGCTTGACTACAACCCGTCAGAATCCTTCCATTGGATTTATGACCGATTGCTTACCAGGGACGATGTAACGTACATACAAAGTACCTACAAGGATAATCCATTCCTTGATAGGAATATCGTAAACGAAATTGAGCGTCTGCAATACACGGACGAAGACTACTGGCGTATCTACGGCTTGGGTGAGCGAGGTATGAGCCGAGCAACAATCTTTCAATTCGGAATGTCTGAAATCCCGCAAGAAGCAAAACTATTATCCTATGGACTTGACTTTGGTTTTACAAACGACCCGTCCGCTATTGTGGCAATCTACCAGCACGGGGACAATCTTTACTTGGACGAGCTGCTCTACCGAACCGGGATGACAAACCGAGACCTCCACCACCACCTACAATCGCTCGGCCTTGACCGCAGGGATGAAATCTTTGCGGATAGTGCCGAACCGAAATCAATCGAGGAACTGCATCGTTTCGGGTGGAACGTGAAGCCAACAGCCAAAGGGCAAGATTCAATTAACGCAGGTATTGATATTCTCAAACGCCATAAGATATTTGCAACAGCACGGAGCAGCAATCTAATTAAAGAATTACAGAACTACAAATGGACGGAGGACAAGAACGGCAATCTGCTTAATAAGCCCATTAGCGTTATGAATCACGCCCTCGATGCGGCACGTTATGCCGTGTACAATAAACTTTCTAAACCAAACTACGGTAGGTATTCTATCCGTTGAGTTATTTATCTATGGAACTGAAATTAGTAGTACCAACTTCGCTTGACGAAATCACGCTCGAACAATACCAGCGCTTCGCTCGTATTGAAGGTGAGGGTGAGTTCAAACAAATGAAGATGCTTGAAATCTTCTGCGGGGTTCCATTTTCAGAGCTGCCGAATGTCCGTTTGGTAGATGCTGTAAGCGTATTG